AACTTTTCTCATTTCACTGTCTATTAGACGATAATAATCGTCACCTTGAGGATGAACACCATTTTGCACTAATCTTTTATGAAGACCCATCGCAAAGCCCGTTAGTTCCTCATTTCTTTGAAACCAAGGATTTTCTCTAATCCAGTCAGTGTCTTTTTGCGTTAGGGTAACTTCAGGCACTTGAGCCTGTTGTTGAGGTGCTTGCGCCGCTTGTTGATATTGTTGCTCTTGCTGTTGTTGTAATTGAGCCGTTCTTTGACGATCAACAATGATCTCATTGAGTTTTGTTTGCATCTCAACGATTTTATCCACATCGCCATTTTCATGTGCCTCTTTTAATAAGGCTTGTGTGGCTTCTACATCGGCATCGATCTTTGATGCTGTTACTTCAAATAAAGCCTTATTACCACTTTGCAGGGCTTGCCTTAACTGTTGATTTTGTTGATGAAGGTTTTTAGATACATTGACTGACTCCTCCATAAGACGAGCCGCTTTTTCTTTTTCTCGTCTTTCGTCATGAAACTCGCGCTTTAGTTGACCTATTCGATCTTGCGCTCTTTTTCCATAATTCTGAAGTTCTTCATCATCAACTTGATCATCCTTTACAAAAGGCTGATCCTCTTGAGGCGTATCATCAATAACCTCAATCTCAAACATTTCCTCTTGGTCTGGATCTTTTTCAGAAAGGTTCTGTGCTGCTTCTGCCATTTTATGCTCTCTTTATACCTCGTGGATCTTCAACGACTGCTTCCACAGTATCGTCATTAATTAAGCGAAACTCTTTTCCATGTATCTTTAATCGCGTTCCTTGAAAGGCTCTGAAACAAATCCAGTCACCCTCCTTGCAATAAGGACCACTAGGAAATCGCTTTGCATCCTGAAAACAATCTGGTCCCATACTTAAAACGAAACCAGTCACTGTTGAGTATTCCTCAACATCTCTAATATAATCAGGTCTAATCACACCACCTTCAGTTTTTTCTTCAATCTCAGGTAGAGCAATTAATATCTTATAACCAACAGGTTTAGGGAGTTGAGATGCTGTTTTTACTTCAGCATCAGCTTTAGGCACTTCTTTTAACACAGGCATTTTATTCTCCTTGCGATTGTATAATCACACAATCGTTTCGCGCTGACTTGTCATAGGCACAGCGTTTCCTATTCTTCCTCGCCAATAAGTTTTTGTTCTAAATCAATAAGCTCTCTTTCCACTAAAGCCATGCCTTCGATGCGTCCTACCATACGTTGATATTCATCAAAGTTTTTAGCACCGCCCATAGAAATATGGTCAGCACCTTCATTCATGGCTTCACGAATAAATTTTTGTAATCGGGATAAGACGTGCTGCTCGATCATTTGCGGAACTTAGCCGTTTTCTTTGCAATACGTTTTGGTTGTTTAACAAACTGTTTACCCGCTTTGGTTCCTTTGCGTTTAGCCCTTGTGGTTGCTGCATATTCAGCAGCCGATAAAGATTTAATAGCTTTTTCTGGTAAATATCTTTCCCCAGTTTTAGAGGAAGGCTTACCACTTTTGGTTCGCCATTTTTGTTTGGTCCAGTCTTTTAGAGACTTCTGTGACTTTTTAAGAGCCACTATTTACCAACCTTTTTCATCGCTCTTGTATGGGCTTGTTTAAATGTTTTCCCAGCAAGCATATCTTTTCTCATTTCATTCATATGTTTTTTAGTATGATGAACACTATGTTTTTTCATCATAGCTTCTTGTGATTTCGTTAATGTTTTTTTAGCAGTTGGTTTTTTTGCAGTAGTCTTTTTTGGTCTTCCGACTTTTGACCCATATGTACCCTTACCTTGTGGCATTATTTATATCCTCCTCCAGCTTTTTTATATTCAGAAGCCAGCAACTGAGCTTTTCTCGCACTCCATTGTCCTCGCTTCCCCCCTTTTGTTCCCGCTTTTATTTTATTGAAAAGACGTTTTCTCATCGTGGGTTTTGTATAGTTTCCAGCTTCGTTTACTCTGCTTTTCGCTTTCTTCTTTGCTGGCATAGTTACAGCCCCTTTCTATCCACATGATCACCTTGGAGTCCCAGCAGAGACACACTCAGTTCCCATTAAGTTGCATCAGAGTCTTTCTGAGATGACTTGTCAAGAAGATCTTCAGCTATTTTTACACCTATCTTTGCTCCCTCAAGTTTTTCTTTAGATGAGATATCTTTTTCTTCAATCGCACCTCTCAAACTTTCAGTGGCAATCTTTGCGCCAATCTGTGCGCCTGTTTGTTTTTCCTGAGAAGCAATACGCCTTCGTTCAGTTTCAGCCGTCGTTTGTGATTTCTGGAGATCAGCTTCAACACGCATCTGATCTGCTTTAGCTTTACGCTCAACATCTGCCGCCTTGATGCGTAGTTCTTCTTGCTGCATCTGAACAACAGGATCTTGCATCTTCTCTTGTATTTCTTTCTGTTGCTGTTCGGCAATATCTTTCTGCGTTAGTTTCTCAGCAGCAGAGGCTACGAGAGAGGACAGTTTCTTCTCAACATCTCTAGGCAGCGGTTCGCCAACAGGGGGGAGTTCTGCACCGAGTTGCTTTTCGATTTCTTGACGATACTGGAAAGCAAGATGTTCTCTAACGTGAGTTTCCAAAGCGGCTTGTATTACAGTGGCATTCGGTGACTGGCCTACAAGTTCTTGTATTTTTGGATCTTGTTGCGCCGCTAAATGAACTCTGATATGCGCTTCATGGTCTTGATAATCAAAAGCCTTCACAGGTTTAAGATTAATAATATTCATATTTTCTGTGACAGGATCATCAGGTTTAACCTCATCTGAGGTTGGAATAATCTTATCAACATCTTGGATGCCCATAGTTTCAAGCATCTGCCTATGCAACGCTGGAAGGTCGTAAAGCTGGGGTGCTTGCTGTGCGAGTTGCAGAGCAGCCTGACCCTGCATAATTCTTTGCGCCATCGTTGTTGCGTTAGGATCAGAGACAGGAATAACATCAATCCGATCATCAAAGTCTTTTTTACGACTATGAGTTTTATCAACCATGTAGTCATAATCTTCAGGCAGGTAATCTCTAATAACACCTACCAGTATTTTAAACTCTGTTCTTAGTGATGCGTGAAGTCTTGCTTGCGCTGCCGACATCACTTTTAAGGATCTTTCTAATATCGCTAACGTGGAACCGACAGGAGCCTGATTAGACATATCTGCGATATTCATATCAGGCACAGCAGCATAACGTCTGGCTTCATCCACAATATTACCAAGTAACTGATAGAGCGTTCCTGACGGCTCTTTGTATGGCATGAAACTAATGTTATCTCTGATGCTACCACCCGGTACGTCAACGTCTCGAAACTCGCCGGGTGCTATCGGAGAGTCATCACCTTTTATTCTTAATCCACGGGTTTTCAGACCAGCGGGAAGATTGCTCAATGTTCCTGCATCAACCAACTGTCTTAATATTGATGTGGCCGATTTTGCCATGCCACCAATCATGTGGGTTAGACCTAGTCCGTAAAAACCTAGACCCGGCATATATTTGTAGTGAGCAAAATGCATACGCCTCATTTTTTTAGGATCGTCTTCCATCCAGTTACGGCGCACAGACAGAACAGTTCGGCTTTGTTTATCTATGGTGACGATGTAAGGAAGAGCAATGCCTGTAGGCTCTCCATCCTTCATATCCTCAAAACCTTCAAGATCAAGATCTACATGGATCTCAAGGAGAGTGTAACGGTCATCATATTCAACGGATGGATCTTCACCTTGTATTCGATTGTAAGCATTTTCTATCTTAGAATAATCAGGAGCAGGATCTCCCAGTTCAACATCACGGTAAAAACCAGCAATCTGAAGTTTACGAACTTCATTAGATGGTTTTTTCATGACATGGGTAAAACGCTCACACGTCCTGAGATCCGTAGCACCATAAGCAACAACCAGATCTTCAGCAGGTACGAACACAGCACACGCCCGACCCATATCAACATCATAATAAATTTTCTTAAATGCTGACCCCGCTATCGGCAAAGAGAATAATAACTGCTCATGCTCACTACGATAATCAGACATGACTTCTGTAATCTGATAATTCATTTCAGATTGCACACGCATGGCTTGCTGTTCTTTATCCTGATCAAGCTCTCCGATAATTTGAGTTTTGACGGGACCGCTTGCAGGGAAAGTTTCCATCATCGAATGTGCCTGATAACGAATAATACTTTCTGTCAGGACAGGATGGAAAACACCACACGCACCGGGGAAAGGTTGGGTGCGATCTTCTATCTTTAAACCAAGAAGATCTAATCCTTTGATGTATGTCATTTCCCAATCTTTACGAGACATACTATCTGACTCAAAGTATCCAACCAGTTCAGTAGCTACTTCCTGTAACTGGTTCTCACTCATCATCTCAGCCAAGTTAGCTGTATGATCATCTGTTTCCATGCCGCTAACTTGAGGATCAAAATCTATGATTACGCCCCCATCTTCAGTCTCAATAGAAACAGCATCAGGATTAACAATACCGATTGACAGATCAGGCTGATTATTTTCAACCTCTACCTCTACTTCTTGTTCTAATATTTCAGGATCTATTTCTGAACTAAATGGTCCTGCTTCCAGAGGTCTTTCAATAGCCATAGATAGATATCCTCTCTATCAATAATATTCGACAGTATCTCTATAATATTCTTCGTCAGGTTCGTCACTAACTGCCCTAATAAAACCACCTTGTCTAAATCTTAATAAAGCCTGTGTTGACGAGTCTACAAGATCATCATGCGATCCAGAAGGAAAAGATGCAAACTGTTCTATCACTTCTTCTGCCCATCTTGTTTGTGGAGCATACACAACACCTGAAGCAAAAAGATCTGCCACGGCATTGACCCGTGCTATTTTGTCGTTGCCCCGACTGGGAGTGAAATCTGTAACGGGTATTCCCATTTGACGCAATTCAAAAATGAGCGGCATACCTGTAGCCTTACCTTCCACGATAAAAGCATCAGGTTCCCATTCGTGATAATGTTTATGCGCTTTTTCCTTTAGTTCAGGAAACTCCATCCGATCCTGAAAAGCATTTAACAATATGACATTGAAAGCATTCTCTTCTTCATTGAAGAAAACGCCCCATGTCGTACAGGCTGAGAAGTCACTACGTTGTGTTTTCAAAAAAGCAGTATCCCAAGACTGGATAACAAACTCACATGGAGGAGGTGTTTCTCCGTCCCATCGCCGCCACCATTCTCTTTTGATGATGGCTCCTTCTTCGCTCGTAGGATCTTGCTGATACTGAGCAGACCACTTAGAGACTGGTAGTTCGTTTCTAAGGGTTTCAAGTTCTTCTATTGACCAGAACTCAGGCCAGAGAGCTTTTCCAGATGGCATGATGGCTGGAAACTCGATAATCTTCCACTCGTCTGCACCATGCCTCTCTATCG